AAAGTAGATGGGCTAACAAAACACTACGTCTTTAAACCGCAACACACATTCCTAGATACCCAAGACGGCATTACCGTATACAGGTTCGAAGAACTACACGGGCTTGCTAGGAGTCTGGGTTGGGGCAAGCCCCTTCCCCACGAAAACAAAAGCAAAACACTAATTGAAAAAAAAGATGTGAAAAAATTAAAGGGCTATAGAGACGTTATGGCAATGTACGAAAAAGATATGGAGCTATACGAAACATATTCGATATTTGAAATGTGAAGTAGGGGGGGGTGTTCTGAACCTATTGGGTAATTGTTTGTGCGTAATATCATGTATGCTGATCTGCTGCGCGGCCACGCGAAAGGGGGGGTCGGGGGTAGGTGGGGTGCGCGCCTTTTTTGTTTAGAGAACGGGTACACTATTTAGGAAAGAGGAAACCCAGCCGTCAGAGCGCCAGAGCGAGCCGCTGAGTGCCCCGTTTCAATTCTGGCATGGGCTGGTCAGGCAGAGACACATAGCGCACTGAGCCGCCGCCACAGTGACAGGATCCCCCCGCCATCACCCCCGCCGCAAAAGGTTCAATAGAACTAAACGCCAAGCGCCTTCAGCCTGTCGCGCAACGCCGCTTCGATCTCGTCCGCGCTGCGTTCGGTCTTGTCCACGGTTTCCACCACCTCGCGCCACAGTCCCAACTGCTTGCCCAATAACTCCAGCGCCCTGACTTGTGTGCCGTCCGCATCACCGCCGCGCAGGGCGATCTCTTCAAGTTTTGAAATCACCTTTTCAGATCGAGAGAGGCTCTGCATGCGCTGCTCGCGTTCTCTGTCCCTCTGCATTGCCTCAACTCTTGTGGATACCTTTGGGTTTTGGATCAACAGGCAAGCTTCCCTGTGGATGCTTGCTGCACTCATATTTTGCGTGTCGTAAGCGCTTCGGTATGCCTCACTAAAATTTGAACCCTCATATACGGCTAGCGCGAAGGCTTCTTGCTTCACGGTTAACCCGTTTGCTTGAACCGCAGAACGTCTACTGCCCCCCTTGCTCTTGGCACCTTTGGTGCTTGTGCCATTAACTACTGTAAGCTTTGGCTTGTCTTTGCTCTTACCTGTCATCTGTTCCTCGACGCTGCGCTGGGCTTTCGGGATTTTGGCACCTGATACGCAGCCCCAGCGGACGCTGCAAATAGTGCAATTGAACTTTCACCAGTGTAACCCACTAATTTTTTTTTGTCACCTAACCCCAATGAAATAAGGGGCTTTACCCCATATAGTGTAATTTAGTGTAATTTAATTCTGTTTAGATCTTGATAAGTAAGCGCAGGCGTACTAGATAAGTAATCGAAGGCGGGGGGGCAACGAGCCAAGCGCTCACAACCCTCGCCAGACAACGCCGCAAGGCCCATGACAATAGTCACACCAAATCGAACCGCCGCGAGGCACACGCCACCAGATATACTGGACGGTCTGTAAAGGGGATGAGGATGCTGGATAGCGGGGCGCAAGCTTGGGATTGAACGGGATGCATTATAGAAAATAATTGTGGGATAATTCAGAGCTTAAACGTAAACGCTGCGAGTGCCGCCGCTGGGGAACGGGCTAGTGAGGCGGTTGAATGTAGAGAACACCAGCTTGCAGTAGTAGTGACGCTTTGAAGCCCACAAGAAAAACTGAACTTTGTAAGCAGCGCCTGTGGGGTGCTGCTTGAATGGTTTTGTTTCAAGAGGAAAAACAATGTCGAAATTCTTCATCAAGGACGCCGATGCGGCGGTCACCGCGATAGACTGCTTCGCATCATTTTGCATGTCTGCATCTGAGGGCAATATGCTCAAGGCTGCTTTCGAACTGGCTGGGTTTCTGGCCGCTATCAAAAACTCTATTTCGTAAGGGGGTGCTATCTTCTGAAAATTATCAACGCCATTTATATCTGGGCTGAAACTTTGCCCTTGCTTCACAAGGCTGCACTGGTTGCAGCCATCAACGCGGCGATACTTGCCGCTGCCTACCACTTAGGTTGAGGAGAACCGAATGTCACATTTCCATAATGCTATCGCCGCCTATCAGCAAAGACTGCACTGGTTGGGCGTTGACGACTACCTTTCAGATCGCTGCTTTGACCAAGCAAAATGCTTTGTTCGCTGGCACGTTCGGGACAATGAAGAATGCAGTTATCTTGGGGTTCTTTACGAGGTTGTTGATCGTGCGATTGAAAACCGCAAACAAAAGAAGCTTGAGGATCTTGAAGCTAAAATAGAACGGCTCGCAGCGTGAAATTAAACATGCAGCATTCGTGCTGCATTCTTAAATTCACAAGCCAAAGGAGATACAACATGGCTTCCATCAACACTGTTTTCCGCAATATTTCAGCGGTGGGCCTCACCATTGACATCATCTTGGACGGTGATGCTGGCGAGCATGTGCTTTCAATTCGCTCTGACAGTGACACCGCGTTCAATTGGACATACCAATACACTCAGCCTGACGGCGAGTTTTACCGCTATCGCGGGGATGAATTTCTGCATAACGAAGCTGCACACGGCAGCTTTGAGGACGGTGACATATTCCACGTTACTGCCATGTGCATGGCCGTCAAAGAGCGGGGAAAGCACTTCCCAGCTTTTGCGAACGATATCAAATCCGCAGCGTGATACTAAGTTTGCAGCCCTACGGGGCTGCGATGTTGGCATCATGAAAGAGGAGAAAAGTCATGAGATACCATGTGATAAAAAAGCGCCTGAGCAACATTGTTCGGCACAAAGTCAACAGCCCCAATGGCGGTTGGAATTGTCACCCAATGGCTCGCGCCTATGCCGATCTTCAAATGGCCCTTGGGTCAGATGAAAATGTGTTGGAGATAAAGGCCTTGTTCGGCTTGATTCACAACGCTTACCGCCACCGCACATCTTATGAGATTGACATGGATGCAGGGCGTGATGGTGCTGATCAAATCGAAAGAAACCTTGAAAAGATTTTTGAAGTTGAGAACGCGCCGTATGCCATAGAAGATGGGAGCATCAGGCAGATATCTAGTCGGCCATCGTCTAGCAGCATTTCGGTTGGTGATCTGGTTTATGTCGAAGCACCAAAGCCAATGGTGTTCATATGCGCTGGCGTTGGATACGTCAGGCTGTCTGAACAGTTTGTGCTAGCATTTCAAGATCTGGTCAGCATGATCCTCATTGGAGATGCTGACAACCAAGTGGTTGTAAACGATAGCTTCGAAACCGTTTAATTCACGGGGCTGCGGCCCCACCATTTCAACGCCAGATAGGAGAAAAAATCATGGCTAAAAAAATCGCATTCGAAATCGCAGACGCAACCGTTGATCACATCGCAAAAGCGGAAGCTCAAATCACTGGCCTGAAGGCCGACAGCAAAGCCAACAGCGAGGCAGCGAACGCCCAGAAGATCGGCGCTTACTGCGAGTTGATCGCTTCGCTGGCACCCGTCAAGCTGGTCAAGGGTAACCTTCCCCGCGCAGTAAGTAAGCAAGTCAAAGAGGCTTTGCTTGGTGCGTGTAAGGACGCAACCGCCAAGCGTTACTTGGAGAATTCAGTGGGCGCTATCCGCTTGTTCGAACTGAGCGGCATGACCCAAGCCACCCCTGCGATGGTTAAAGAGTTCTTTGAGAGCAATGACATTGACAGCGAAAACAAGCTGGCGAAAGCGGTCAAGGGTGAGGGTGACAAATCCAAAGCCCAAAAGCTTGCTGAACAAGTTGTCGGCAAGTGGTCATCAAAGAAAGATGACAAGGGCCGCGTAGTGCAGGGCGATGTCTTCAAAGATGGCTTGTCAGATGAGGATCTGGACGAGTTCCAGAACATCATGCGCGAGCTAATGGCTGCGCGGGATGCCTACCGTAACGCGGCTGCTGCCAAAGAGGCAGAGGGCAGCGCGGCTGAAGAGAACGGCACCGTTGATGCGGCTGTCGAAGCGTTCTTGGACGCGGCAGGGGTTGCGGCATGAGCCGCCGCCTCTCGCGGCGTGAGAAGCGCCTGATATTTATTGAGGGTGTAGCTTCTGGCGTGGCCTTTGCGGCTGCGTCAGTCGGCATGGTTTTATTCATGCTGGCATGGTGAGTTTTGCTGGTAGCCTCGCGAGGCTGCTACGCAAAGTTCATTTGAACTTTTTTGAGGAGATAAGATGTTTATTCAAATTGGTAAGATCGAGGCGCGGGGCAAGATATACTCGCGGTATGAGTTTGAGAGCTTTGAGGATCTTGAGCAATATTTTGTGGCCGAAATTCTTGGTCGGACTGACATTCGGTCAAAGGTTATCGGCAAAGTTTTAATATGGGGAAAGGAGCAAAAATGAAAACATACACACTTCACATAGACAGCGGGCATGAGTGGCTGGAAGTGCCCTATGCAGATTTTGCGCGGGTTGGCCTAAGCAAGGATCAGGTCAGCGGCTACAGCTATGCACGGGTGACAGAGGATTATGTGCCTACGCTTTACTTGGAAGGTGACTGCCACATGCCGCTGTTTCTCAACGCGATGGAAGCCAAGGGCATCAAGTTTAAAATTGTGGAAAAGTACCATGCGCTGGACGCTCCAGTGCGGGGGTATGGACGGGTAGCTTAAGGAGATAGAGATGGAATTAACAGAGTATGAATCAATCATTGTTGAGCTTGAGCCGATGGTGAGTTGGAATAGTTTTGCGGCTTCGCTGGTGTCTCAATTCAAACGCAAAGGCGAACTGTCTGAGCGCCAGTGGGACGCGGCTGATCGGATGATCAAGAAGACAAAAGCAACGCTTGAACGCAAGTCATCCATGACGAGAAGCGTGGATGTATCGCGGGTGAAAAAACTGCTTGAAGCGGCGAAGGTCAAGAAGCCTGTCTTTCGGGCGGCTGAACTGGCGTTCTCACTTGCCCCACCACACGGCAAAAATGTAGGCGCTGTCTACGTCAAGCGTGGACCTGACTATCAGGGCAAGATCATGGACGGCTCCTTCATCCCAGCGCGTGGCTGTGTGAGCGCCACAGCGGACGCTGTGGTGGCGGTAGCGAGTGACCCAAGGGGTGAGGCGGTTAAACACGGCAAGTCCACTGGGCGCTGCTCTTGTTGCGGCAGAGAGTTAACTGACCCTATTTCCATAGAGATGGGAATTGGCCCCATCTGTGCAAGTAACTGGGGGCTGTCATGATGTACGTTGTGAACGTGTCGGCAGTCATGATGGTGCAAGTTGAAGCATCATCTCTTGATGACGCCGAAACTGTGGCTCTTGATTATATCCGCGATGTAATGGACGCAGACGGGTGCCTCTTGCAAATCAACGGCGAGGCGCTGGGCGTCATGTCCATCCCAGAAGAAAGAGAAAAGGGAGAAGTATGAGTGATGTAGAGGATTTCGTCAGAAGGTATCAACAAAGAATGGTTGATATGTACGCTGGCAAAAGCTTGAGCGAGTTGAAAGACTTGCTCCAAGCCGCCCATGATCGGGCGCATGCAGCTATCGCGGGAAAGCGTGACGGCTTGCAGCAAACGAATGTGCTGATCGAAGATGCATCAGTGCATATCGAAAACCTCAAGTATGTGATTTCTATTAGAGAGGAAAGCAAATCATGAAACTATCACAAGCAGAAACAATTATTGAATCCGCGATTGATCACGCCTTGGCAATCAAGGGTGGCCGCGATGCCGAATACATTGTGCCGTATCTGGAAAGCGGCGCGGGTATCGGCAAAACAACAACCGTCAAGAGTGTTGCGAAGAGGCGCGACATGGACTGCCACATACTTTCGCTAGCTCAATACGATGCTGGAGAACTGGCTGGCTGGCCCGTGCCATCCAAGGATGGCGAGACAATGGTGCGGATGCGCCCCGACTGGATGCCCACTGAAGGCCCATGCATTTTGTTCTTGGATGAGTTGCCGCAAGCTCCCACCGCGAACATGAACATCGCCGCGCAGATCGCTAACGAGAGGCGCATCGGACCGCACTACTTGCCAGAAGAATGTGTGGTTATCGGGGCGGGCAATCGCATGTCTGATCGGGCTGGCACAAACACCATGCCTACGCACCTGCGTGACCGCCTGATGTTCTTGGAGATCGAAGCGGATCTAGAAGACACAATCGCTTACTACTACAGCGTTGGGGTGGCTCCGATTGTGTGTGCGTTCCTGCGCTTTCGCCCAGAGTGGCTACACAAGTTTGATCGTGATGCGAATGCATGCCCATCACCCCGCTCTTGGGAGCGTGTGTCATCCATCATGAAATGGGCACTTGATCAAGTGTGCTTCCAAGAGGCTATCGCTGGACAGGTTGGGCGCGCTGCATGTGCTGACTTCATGGGGTTTGTGAAGCTCTACTCAACAGTTCCAGATATTGATGACCTGATCGCTGACCCAGACGGTGCCAGCATTTCAGATGACCCAGCGGTCATGTACGCGATCTGTGCCGCACTGGCATCGCGCATCAACAAGACAAACGCTGCGTCAATCATCAAGTATCTGAACCGCTTGCCACAGCAAGAGTTCTCAGCATTCGTTATCAAGGATGCGCTGAACCGTAGCAGTGACCTCAAGCAAGTCAAAGCGGTGCGCGACTGGATCATGCAAAGCGGCAAGCACTTGATGCTTTAAAGTTCAATAGAACCTTTTGGAGAAAATATGGAAGAGTACGAGGTATTAATCGTGGAAACAAAAACTCACTCAGTGCGGGTCAAGGCGCTGAGTGTAAATGATGCCGCAGAGAAAGTAGAAGCGCGGTATCTGCAAGATGAAGAAGCTCTCAAGCGTGATGCTAGGGAGATTGATGGAACTGTAGAGTTTTTATAGAGGAGAATATCATGGACGCACAGATGAAAGTATCACGGGCCATTACACGCCTAGTCCTATCTCACCCGTTCTTTGGATCGGTTGCCCTGTCGGTCAAGGTCAGTGCCGATGAAACAATCAGCACCATGTGTACCGATGGCAAATCTATTCTTTGGTCACCAGATTTTGTTGACGGCATGGATGAGCCAGAAACAACGGGCGTGGTGGCGCATGAGGTCAGCCACATTGTCTTCAAGCACATGCTACGCAGAGGAAGCCGTGATCCAGAGCTTTGGAATATCGCGTGTGACTTCGCAATCAACGCCATGCTTATACAAGCTGGGTTCACCCTTCCCAAGGGTGGCCTTTACGACGAGCAATACGAAGGGCTACCCGCTGAGTCCATCTATGATCGACTGCCAGAGGATGCAAAAGATCTGTATTCAGACGGCGCATCCATAGGTGAGGTCAAAGACGCACCGATGCAGTCAGACGCAGAGGCCAAGCAAATGGAAGCGGACATTGACGCCAAGGTCATGATGGCGGCGGCTGGGGCAAAGGCGGTGGGTAAGCTACCCGCCACCATTGAGGATCTGATAAACGTCATGAAGCGCAGTCAGGTGGACTACCGCGACAAGATGCGTAGGTTTATCGGCGGTGACCAGCCAGATGATTACACAATGCGGAAGCCTAATCGAAAGCTGTACCATACGTCTAGCATTATAGCGCCCAGCATTGACAAGGTTGGCGCGGGTGACGTTGTGCTTGGCATTGATAGCAGCCTGTCTGTTAGTAACCATGAGCTAAGCCATTTTCTTGGCGAGGTTAATGCAATCAGTGCAGACATAAAGCCACGCTCTATCACCGTCATCACCTTTGACACGAAGGTCAGGACAGTGCGTGAATACCAGCAAGGAGAAGAGATCGATGACATCCATGTCACGGGTAGAGGTGGCACCTTAGTCGGGCCGTTGTTCGATCATATCGAAGAGAACAATCTCAACGTAGACAACATGGTTGTGTTCACTGACATGGGTATCTGTGACTATCCAAGTACACCAGAATATCCAGTACTGTGGGTGTCATCATGGGATCAGGGTGCCGCCGCACCTTTCGGAGAAACAACATACATCAGCATGAAGGGATGATGAAATGAATGGACTTATAGATCTAAATTATATGACCGTTGCCATTGAGGATGGCAGAGTTATCATAGAGCCAAAGAAATCCATGCGGATCAAGCATGAATTCAGAGAGGATATGAACGTAAAGAAAGCCATCAAGGATCTCATTGATGATTACATTGATGAGGCTATGGAGCGTGTCGGATCTGGGCATGGCTCCACGTCTAGGTGTGCAAAGCTTCTTGGGTTCCCGTCATATCAATCTTTTGCATACTGGATTAAACGAAGAAAAAAAGACGGGGAGAAAGTTGATGACGAAGTTACACTGCCTAAGCCCCCTTGGGAAAAAAATGAATAGCCTAAACGTGAGGCCAATCACAAGACAGGCGGCATTACCTATCATTGTAGACAGACACTACATGAGGAGAGTGCCGCCCATCAGTCGGGCATTCGGCCTGTTCAACGGCGAGAAAATGATTGGCATCGTGACCTATGGTGTCAGTGGGTCTACAACCCTACGGCGAGGGGTATGTGGTGACGAGCAAGCAAGTAATGTCTACGAGCTTACAAGGCTCTGGACAGAGGATGACGCGCCAAAGAATGCGGCAAGCTTCCTCATATCACAGTCCCTCAAGATGATTGATAAGGAAATAATCGTAACATTCGCAGAGATAAATGCTGGTCACGTTGGCACAATCTATCAGGCATCTAACTTCTTTTACTGCGGCCTTTCAGCAAAGTTCAAAGACCCAAAGGTCAAGGGCTTGGAGCATCAGCATCACACGACTTACGCGCACGGCATGAACATGCAGCAAGTCAGGGACAAGTACGGGGCTGAAAATGTTTACTATGTAGATAGGCCGCGCAAGCATCGCTATGTCTACATCAACGCTAAGAAGAAGCGTCGAAGGGATCTAATAAAATTAATCAAGTATGAGGTACTGCCTTATCCAAAGCACGGGGAAATATGATGGAGTTTTTTACAGCTTTAATAATTTACTACAGCGTTAATGGCTTGCCAGACAGATCTGTAATCTGGTTTGAAAGCTTTAGCCAATGCGAGCAAGCACTAAGGGTGGATGATTTTTTTGATAAGATCTACTCTGATGCAAGCCATATGCATGTTGCGTGTAAAAAAACAAACACGCTTTCTAAATCTATTAAACCTAAGTCAAGACCAGAGGTGATTGATGGCAAGGAAGTGGACAACAGAAGAGAAGAAGCGGGTCTTCATAGGCCGCTGGATAGCAACAAGAGAGGCAAAAGTGACAATACCTAAAGCCCCTTGGGAAAAGAAAAAACTAACGCCATTCCACAAGAGAGAACTGGAGTGGCTAACAACCAGACTACATGAAGCGCAGAATGAAGCATGGTCTAGAAACCCTAAACAAGAAGCGCGAAACGAGTTGGAGTTACGGCACCAAGAGTTAAGGAGTTTCAAGAAGAAACTAATAGATGAAGGTTATAATATCTGAGGAGATAGAGATGAGAAGAAACGTGGTGAAGCAAATTGAAAACATGAAGAAGCTTACATCAGATCTACGCGATGCATACGGCTTCAAAGACCCCGCCCTTTTAAAGTTTCTCAGAGCTGGTCACCTCTGGAGTTCAAATAAAAACAGTATAGACGCATACAACAAGTTGGTTGAAAAATATGGAAACTCAATGGTGAGCTTGAATGCATCCCATTACCATAGCGCCTGTGAAGAACTACAGTCTTTAAGGTCTGTGATGAGAAAGATCAAAGCCCCAATCGGCGCAGTTGCGCTGGCAAAAACAATCAGCCAAAACACAGCCACTCTGGAAGTTAAGAGGGCGTTTCCCTCAATGCGTTGGTCTGTATCCGCAGAAATGAATGGTGGCATTTCATACACTGGAAGGACGAGCCACTATGGGGATAACGTATTGGTTGTGCCAGTTACTTGGATGAGATCTGTGTACGACCACGGAATATCAATTGTCAAAGGGCCAGATGGAAACAGGTTCATACTAAAATCTAAGAGGAAGCTTATGCCGCGCTTGGAAGAGGATGACATAACTGCATATCGGGTAAGTTTCTTGAAGGCGAAGAATAGATCGGCTGAAATTCAAGAGGGTTGGGTGCTTAAGTTTACTGGTCACGACACTGAAATATTATCAGTACA